TGTTGTTTAAAGATATTGCTGTGGTTCCTGCTGTGTCATTGTATGTTGCTGTTATAGGTGATGTTCCTACAACGGAAGAACCAATAATGTCTTGAACAACTTCTGTGGATCCAGACATCGGCATCCATGGTCCATTTGGTGAAGACAACCCATTGTAATAGTACATTGTGTTGACTGCTGTGTCATAATAAATCTGGCCAGTTACTGGGCTTGAAGGCGCTGAGGCTAATCCCTGAATTCTGGCATTTTGGAGTTCATTCTTATTAAGATTGATATCCGTTACAAATAATCTTGCCATTTCTATTTCTCCTTAAGACAGGTAAGCTGTCCCTGCAAATGGTTGAGCCATTGTCAGTGTTATTTGGTTGATGCTATCGTAATTTATTCCTGTTTCTAGAATATCACCAGCACTATTTTTTATAGTTACGTTTGGGTTATATCCTAAATTATGTGTTATTACAAGTGAGTGGTATGTTCCATTATTTACAACATTTCCTATAGACCAGCTTGATGTTAGAGTAGTTGACCCTAAATTTACAACTACTGCTCCGCTCCAAGTAGCGTCTGAAAGTTTTGGCCCATAAAATTTTGAAGAATCTTTATCGTAATAAAAATCTCCTTCTAGACCCAAATTTGATGACGGAACGCCTGTTCCATTAAGGATAGTTTTTCCTCTAGGTCCTTGCGGTCCAGGGGTAGATACGGTAACCTGATTACTAGGTACTGTTACGACAACTGTTTCTACCATTAGATTGTCACCGATCTGCTAAGGGTTATAAAGCCCTCAATTAATTTAATTTTATTTGAATTGCTATCTGTAATCATAATATCGTAAGATGATTTTGGATAGAACAATTTGTTTGTTTGGGTAGGAGTGATTTTAGTAGTAACTTTGCCAAGTGCTGGATCTATTATAATTCCACCTGATGGAGAGGTCAATGTGAACGCTAATTTGCTTCCGCCTTTTGTATCACGGACCTGCATTTTTGCTGATGACCCTGTTAGATCAATAGCCGCTCCATTATTGTCTTTATATTCAACAATAAATGAGAAAGTGGCATTTTGATCCACTTCGAAATTTTTTTGTCCTGCCATTTGCTAGTACTCCTAAATAGGAAAACTCCTATGCTTATTTTAGCACAGGAGCGTTCCTAATTCGGGATTTATTTAAGGTTACTTAGTTAATCCAAAACCTTTATCGTTTGGGTTAAGAGCTCTTAAAATTACGGGCGCAATGGCAGCTACTCCTGCGGCTAACAAGTCTTTTGGATTTGTATTGCCAGTCATATATAGTGCTACTGCTGCGGCAAGGAATGCTCTTCCGTAAGATCCGCATGCTGCTAGAATTTTCTCTTGCATAGATATCTTCCCATCTTTATTTAGGTCGGCTTTTTTAGCCATATGTATCATCTCCTTTTAGGCAATTTGCCTAATTTGGGTTTTATCCCAAATACTATTCTACCATTATGCGGATATATCCACAATCTCGCATTCGCCAGAGGTACACGCAAAAATAGGAGAAGCATCTGTTCCATCTTCTGTTTCATAAAAAGATAGATCTTCCCAGCGTATAGATTTAGGCATTTTACTCAATAAGTCTTCATATTCTTCTTTTGTTACTTCCTGGTATGGAGCCTGCTTGTATGTATGATCTGAGTGAGGCAAAAAAGAAATACCAGATACTTCGTCAAAGTGTTTGTATACCCACGCTCCAACTTCCATCCATTCATCTTCCTTTACAGATACGGTAATTGATGGTTTGTGTTCACACCACGCTCTTTGATAAACTAGCCATGTGTTTAAATGATCTAGTGCGGTTAAGTCAGATCTTACGATAGCCCCTTCAGGAGCTTTTATTGGAAAAGAAAATACGTAAGTGTCTGTTGGCTTCATTACATCATCTTCAACTGGAATCCCCACTTCTTTTAAAAAAGTTGAGATGGGATCTCCCTTAGACCCTCTTACCGTACGAATATAATATTGAGAATGCCATGGGTGCATGCCAGAAGAAACTCCAACAAGTTGAGATACCGTTCCAGAAGGCTTGACGCAGGTTATTGCTGCGGACTCCTGAATACCAATTTTTTTGGCCTCTCCCTTATTTGTTTCTCTAGCAATATTGCGAAGATCCTCTAATACCTTTTCTAGTTTATCTATATCTTCTTTGCCAGACATAAGCTTATGTCCAAATTGACCAGTTAGAGAAACTCCTAAAAGTCTTTCTTCTTCAGTATTGTCTTTCCAGATTTTTCTTAAATATTTAAAGTCGGTTAAGGTTGATTGCCAAGTGCCTAGAATGGTTGCTAGCCTTACCTTGTTTTTAATCTCTTCTACTGTATCTTTTTCTCTAATTACAACCTCTGAAAGATTGCAGAATTGATAAGGTCGTAGAATAATTTCTGAGCAGGGGTTCGTGCCATAATGAATTTCTGGATCTCTGCGTCCATATTTTGCGGCCTGTCTTTGTGCTGCTGCCACGTTATAAATTCCTCGTTCTCCAGACTTGGAGTCATAAACAGACTTCCATTCTGCAATAAATTGAGCCATTTCTGGTTTGCGTGAATAAGCTACTGAGTTATTTGAAAGTGATCTCTGAGGATTGATCTCCCACCAATTTCCAGACTTTGCTCCAGCCATTTCAATATCATTTATGTTAGATAAGGAAATCATTGCTGATCTGCGAACTCCGCCAACTACTACTACTTCTCCAATTTTACACATAATGTCGTGACATTCAATTGGCTTTAAACTTCTTCCAACAGCGCCCTTAAATACCTTAATTGTAAAATCAAAAAGATTAATTAATGGTTGTGGTCCAGATGATCTGCCACCCATTGTTTTAAGTCTTGCACCAGAAGGTCTTAATTTACTAACATCAATAGACGGTATCTGTCCAGACCAAAGAAGCGCTAACAATTCTCTATATGCTTTGGCCCATCCTTGTTTAGAATCATCTACTGTAATTATTGTTGTAGATTTTTCAACAGACTCTGGAATTGGAGGCAGTTTATTAATATATTTATATTCTACAGAAAATCCTACACCAGTTCCACACATTAGAATGTACATTGTTTCATCAAATGATCTTGGATTATCTACTGGAATAAAAGAACAGTTATATCCAGCAACGTGATCTCTTTCCAATGCGGCACCAGCGGTCATTACTGAACGCATTGAAGGCATAACGTTTCTATCTACAACATATTGTTTTAATTCTTTAACTAATTCTGCGGAAGGCGTATATGAATTTTCTTTTAATAAATGAGCTAACATAAACTCAAAATATCTATCTACTGTCTCGCTCCATTTTTCTCTACGATTCTCTTCTGGTATCCATCTAGCGTATCTTGATAAAGCAATAAAATTTTCATATGGATTTTCGATTGATGATGACATAATGACCTTTTCTCCGCCTTGCGGTTAATTGAATTTGATTGAAGTCTAAGTGTATCAAACTTTTTTTATTAGGTAAAGACTTATTTAAATTTTTTCTCCAAATGCTGTAATATATTCTTGGTCAACTGATTCCAATTGTATTCTTCATGAATTTTAGTTGACTGAGCATAATAATATCCAGAATATGCTTTAAAATTAATTACTGCGTCATACATTTGTTCTTCTAAATGTTTTTGATCTGGCTTATACATCTTTCCTTGATGAGGATCTCCTACGCTTTGAGGCAAAGTCTCATCCGACAGTTGAGATTTTAATGCTAGTGGTCCTAAATATTTTTTATACTGTGCCCACGGAATAGTAGATATTACTGGCATGCCAGTTGCTAATCCTTGCAACGGAATAAAACCAAATCCTTCTCCCCAGCTTGGATATAATAATACGTGGTGTCTATGATAAAGATCAACTAGGTTTTCTATAGAGTATTCTTCTGTTATTAAAGTAATGTTTGTATAAATTGTTTCTGGAGATACATTATTGCCTGCTTTATCTGGAACCCTAATAGAACTTGAATGATGTGCTTTAATTGTTAAATGATATTCTGGATTCCCGCCAAACATTTTAATAAATGTTTCCGCTACCATTTGTCCGCTTTTTCTTGGAGACGGTTCTCCTATATGTAAAAACTTAAATGGCTTACCTTCTACTAATTTTCTTTTCTTAGGCTTCCAAACATCTTCTATGCCGTGTGGATATATATATATTGGTTTTGTCACACCACAACTTTTATAAACTTCTGCAACCCAATCTGAGGTTGCCCAAACTTCATCACAAATATTAAATATGTCTACCCAGTCTGGTCTCATAGAAGTTGACTCCCATGGAGTATATCCTATTTGATATTGATTCCTGTGTAATTTAAATAAATGAGGTTGTGTAAAATTAATTTGAAAATCTGACTTAGGATCTGCAAATTTTACAGAATGCCCTAAAGAATTTAATTCTCTGACTATATTTAAGCCTGCATAGCCGAATCCCACGGCTGGATTTAAGCCTGCTTTTATGGTGTGATACGAAATATTCATCAATTCTTTCTGGTCAACTAAGTTGACAGGCCTTGTCCATCAATGCTACTATTATAGTTCGTTATCTCTAAAGGAGGAATGCCAATGGAGAGAGTAAAGATAGCTTTTAGTGATTTTATCCATAACTGGGTAATAATAACAATGATAACATTGTTTTTATTTTCCGTCCAGCCTGGACCAACCGTGTCTCAGGCCTTGACGGTAGAACCACAAAAAACTGAAAAACAACTAAAAAGAGAAATAATCAATAAGTTTAGTAATGAAACTTATAGCAGTTCAGAAATGCTTACATCCGAAGAATTAAAAGATTTGCTTTGGGCAGTAGGATTTGAAGGATCTGCTTTAAAAACAGCTTGGTCTTTTGCTAAGATAGAGTCTAATGGGAGACCGTTAGCCTTTAATGGCAACAAATCAACTGGAGATAAATCTTTTGGAATTTTTCAAATCAATATGCTGGGTGACCTTGGCGTAGCGAGAAAAGAAAAATTTGACCTAGTATCAGATAAGGAATTATTTGATCCAGTAACAAACGCAGAGATAACGTATCATATGACTGATGGCGGAAAAAATTGGTCAGCCTGGAGTAACTCTACTTCTAAGGCAAAGGAAGTCGTAAAAACCTTCCCAGTATCTTAAGGAGCAATATTGAGTAGGATACAAACAGTATCTAGATATATAGCTTTATCAGAAGAAGGCCTTGTTCCTAGACTTGAATGTCCTATGGATCAGGGTCTTCTTATGCCTAATACCACTATGGATGATAAAGACTACCTATATTGCTTATCCTGTGCCTACCAGAATTTTATAGGAATTAAATTTTATGAAGACCTTAGTACAAAAATAAAGGGAGCAGAAAATGGATAATGAAAAGAAATCTCAAAATTTAGAAGACAACTTGCCTATGGTAAATTATATAATGCTACATAGGATATACGACATGCTGACTTTAATTGCTACCAAATCTGCTGGAGCAGAGGAAGTATCTAAGATGGTTGAATATCACAATGACGGCTTCTTATTAGGACCGTCTCCTTCTTATACCCCTCAAGATACAAATGAGGAACCAGATTTTGCTCAAGATGCCCTTGACTTAGAAAAGTAATTATTTTACAATAATATAGTATGAGTTGTAGCATCCCAAATGTTCCTCATACATAGTTCGCAAGAACTAACACTACCCAATCGGATCCGCCTCTGATTGGGATTTGTGTTTTATGAGGGTAATTTAAATATAAAAGCGTGAGGGCTAAATAGAGACCCCATATCCAGGATTCTTATACATACCCACCATATATGCCTAAACTTTTGGCATTAGGGCCTTAGAAGGCCGATATGGGCCATTTAAAAATAAGTGAGAGGCTAGATTTTGACTTTATTCTAGATGACTAATATAATATTACTAAGATGACACCTAAAAAAGTTAAAAATAATAAATTAGTTT